CGCATCAAGACCAAGCTGGGCGACAAGATGGTTTATCTAAGTCTGAGAGAAGACAAGATAGGGAAGATGGATAGAAAGAAGCAATCCAATGGTATCAGTCCGAACTGGGTACATGCCAACGATAGCTGTCACCTAAGAATGACAGTAAACCTAGCACGTTATAATGGTGTCACTCATTTTGCGATGATACATGACAGCTTTGGATGCCATGCAAGTGACATTCCTATGCTGAGTGCATGTTTGCGTGAAGCATTCATTGACCTTTATGTAAACAATGACCCGCTTGAGACGTTCCGTCTGCAGACGCAACAGCTGACAGATACAGTCTTACCAACACCACCAGCAAAGGGGACACTGGATTTGACAGACGTAAGAAACAGCGAATTCTTCTTTGCGTAAACGTATTCACTTTTGAAGTGATTTCAAAGGTTGCACCATAGCTAGTGAAAGGATTTCTATGGCGCAACCACCAATAACAATACACCTCCACCTTGCTGAGTACCTAACAAAATATGGACATCCCGTCCCAATAGATACTCTTACCAAACTACTTGAAGCAGGTGTGGACATCCAAAAATATCAATAAGGAAGCTATATGGCTCAACAAAAAATTAAAATCGTTACCCCAAAAGCAACATGTGTTTACCCATGGCTCAACAAGCCAGACACTAAGTTCAACGCAGACGGTGAATATAAAGTGACATTAAAAGTAGAAGCGGAAGATGCTGCTCCTCTTATCAAACAATTAGATGAAATCTTAGAGACATACAAAGGTGCATCTATAAAGCGTGACCCAAAGTTATCACGTTTCAATGTCACCACACCATATGAAGAAGAGATAGACGACCAAGGTAATCTTACAGGTTACTATCTGTTTAAATTTAAGCAGAGGGCAAAGATACACACCAACGATGGGCGTACAATAGACATGAAAATTGCTATTGTAGATGCGTCTCGTAAACCTACAGATGCACAAATCGGAGGCGGCTCTGAAGTTAAGATAGCTGCAACTGTAATACCCTATGCAATGTCTACTAATAAGGCATTTGGTCTGGCTCTTAGACCACAAGCAGTACAAGTCTTAAACCTTGTATCACCATTGAATGGCAATGTTGTCTCAATGTTTGATGATGAAGATGGATTTACAGCTGAGGACAAAACCCCAGCAACTGACACCTTTACATCAGACGAAATGGACACCGCAGCTGACTTCTAAAACTGGAAGGGTATCAGCTGCCCGTTCTGCACTACGAGCAAGAGCAATTAAGAATGGATGGAGGTCAGGCTTAGAAGAAAGTCTGGCCTCAGACCTTCATAGCAGAGGTGTAGATTTTGAGTATGAACAACATAGACTTGCATACCAAGTTCCAACACGCACTGCACATTATACACCAGATTTCTACGTCACCACCAAGAGTGGTACAGTAATCGTAGTAGAAAGTAAGGGCAGGTTTGTTACCGCAGACCGCCAAAAGATGTTGCTTGTAAAAGCGCAGCATCCTCACCTTGATATTCGTATGGTCTTTTCCAATCCGAATACCAAAATTTCAAAACAATCATCAACAACATATGGCAAATGGTGTGAGAAGCATGGCTTCAAATACGCCAAAGGATTAGTGCCTGAAAGTTGGCTCAATGAATAAGGAAGACGTTAAATATATCGTCGTCCACTGCTCAATAACACCACCATCTATGGATATAGGCGCAAGAGAAATTGACCGTCTACATAGAGAACGTGGTTTTTTAGGGTGTGGTTATCATTTCGTAATACGACGTGATGGCACACTGGAGTTTGGAAGACCCTTACATAGAGCTGGCGCACATGTTCGCAGAAAAAATAAATTCACTGTGGGCATATGCCTTATCGGAGGTATGCGCCAAGACAACCCCAATCCAGAAATCAACTATACCGACAAGCAGATGGATGTCTTGCGAGAGACAATAGATAAACTAATCGCTGAAGAATTCCCCACTGCGACTGTCAAAGGCCACATTGATTTTGACAAGGGTAAGACCTGCCCAAACTTTGATGCAGGTCATTGGTATGAAACCGATGAAATCATCCCAACAATTTAAACTATAGGCCCACCATTTGGTGGGTCTTTTCATTTACACCTGACAAATAGGAATATTGACAATGACACAATTGCAAAAAGTAAAATACCATCTTGAAAACTACGGCTCAATCTCACCACTTGAGGCGCAATCAAACTATAACATCTGGCGTTTAGCTGCTGTTATCTATGATTTGAAAAAACGAGGTAATGACATCGTAAGTACACGTAGAACTGCACCAAGCGGCTCACGTTATGCGGTCTATTCACTTGCTGGATAGCGAAAGCGAATACCTTCGAAAAGAACCATGCCCGTCGTGCGGTAGCTCTGATGCCAGAGCCATCTATAGCGATGGGCATACTTACTGTTTTTCATGCACCACCAGAACAAGAGGTGATGGTGATGTAAAGCCAAGTGGAACACGAATGAATCAAGATTTACTTCCTTTTGGGGAAGCACAAGCCTTACCAAGGCGTGGCATTACTGAAGAAACATGCCGTAAATATGGTTACACATTAGGCGACTACCATGGCGAAGCCGTACAAATTGCAACGTACCGTGATAGTACAGGCAGCCCAGTCGCACAAAAGCTGCGTTTCAAAGATAAACAATTCAAGTTTATTGGAGATACAAAGAAAGCTGGCCTCTTTGGTCAGCATCTATTTCGCAACAAGGGTGGCAAGATGCTTGTCATCACTGAAGGTGAGATAGACGCACTCACTATGAGCCAAGTCCAGGGCAATAAGTTTCCTGTCGTAAGCGTTGGAACTGGCGCAGCGGGTGCAAAGAAGGCTGTCGCAAACTCATTAGAGTTCTGTGAGAGCTATGACAAAGTGGTCATATGCTTTGATAATGATGCTGCTGGGCGCACTGCTGCCCAAGAAGTTGCATCCGTATTATCCGTTGGAAAGGCATATATAACCACCTTGCCGTTGAAAGATGCCAACGAAATGCTCGTTGCAAAAAGGCATGGCGAACTGATTAACGCTATGTGGGATGCCAAAGTCTATCGCCCTGATGGGATTATAGATGGCAAGAATATGTGGGACGACATCATCAAAGACGATGTTATTCCCTCTATTGATTACCCTTTCCTTAAACTTAACGAGAAAACATTAGGCATGAGGCGGGGTGAGTTGGTCACAATTACCGCAGGTTCTGGCGTTGGAAAGAGCCAAGTGTGTCGAGAGATTAGTTATGAACTCTTAAAACGTGGAGAGAGCATTGGTTACATTGCTCTTGAGGAAAACACGAAACGCACAGCTCTGTCGCTCATGGGATTATCCATGAACAAACCACTGCATATTGCCAGAGAAGGCGTGACTGAAGGAGAACTGCGTGTTGCTTTTGACGAAACCGTTGGAAGTGGACGTGTGTTTTTGTATGACCATTTTGGGTCGATGGCGACTGATAACCTGTTAAATCGTATTCGCTATTTATCCAAAGCATGTGGCGTAGGCTGGGTCGTTTTAGACCATTTATCAATCGTTGTAAGTTCTCAAGAAAATCATGATGAACGAAAAGCAATTGATTCTATAATGACCCAGCTGCGTTCACTATGTGAAGAGACAGGTCTTGGCCTCATTCTCGTATCACATTTGAAGCGTCCGTCAGGCGATAGGGGCTGGGAAAACGGCCTCGAAACCAACCTAAATTCACTCAGAGGAAGTGCAGCAATTGCCCAACTCAGTGACATCTGTTTGGGCGTTGAGCGTGACCAACAATCTGACACTCCAAATGTTTCTACAATCCGTGTCCTAAAGAACAGGTTTACGGGGGAAACAGGTGTGGGTTGTTACGTTTATTACAACAAAGAAACAGGGCGTATGTCTGAGGTTGAAGACCCAAATACATTTGAAGATGAGACTGAAACCACAGAAGATTTTTAACAGCTAGTCGAGAGGGACTTATTTGAAACGTATATTATTCGATATAGAAACCAATGGTTTATTAGATGAACTTGATGTTTGTCACTCATTGGTTATGCTAGATGTCGACACAAAAGAGATGTTATCTTGCGCTGACCAAGCTGGATACACATCTATTAAAGATGGCCTTGAAATATTAGGCAACGCAGAATTACTCATTGGTCACAATATCCAAGGCTTTGACCTGCCAGCTTTGTTTAAAGTTTATGGCTTCACATACCTTGGAGAGCTACACGATACACTCATTTTATCCCGTCTCGTGTGGTCAGATTTAAAGCAAAACGACTTCAACCACATAAAGAAAAATGCTGAGTTCCCAAGAAAACTTATTGGGTCACATTCATTGGCAGCGTGGGGACATAGATTAGGCACTCACAAAATCACTTATGAAGCTGGTTGGGAGCATTGGTCGAAAGAAATGCAGACCTATTGTGAGGGTGATATTTATTC